TCCCACCGGGGAGTTTGAAGTCAATCCTGATGGCAAAAATATAGATTTTGAAGCCACTTCAGTCGACGCCGATATGAAGATTCGTCTTCATGCAAACCAACGCGCCTTAACAATCGGGAGTAGTCAGACCCCTGCCAACAGTGACGTTATGGTAAGTCTTTCAAGCTCCTTCCACACAGGCTCACTATTCTCTGTTGGCGATATTAAAAACCCAATCTTAGCAGTATCTGGTGGTAACGGCTCACATGCAAACTGGAAAGTCAAGGTTTCGGGAACTCTTGCTACAGACGGTAACGTTACTCCTGCTGGAAACGTTATTGCGGGTGGTTATGTAACAGGCTCACAAGGGATTAGGGGGGAACTTCTTAATGTTGGAAATGGGCTACAAAACTCAGATCTAGGTGGAGAGCTAAAATTATCAGTCAAACCTAGCGCAACAAACCAATATTTGGGCATAAGAGTTGGAACAGATGGCACTGGCCTTGATGTTACGGGCTTAGCAGAAGAAGGTTCACTAAATACAGACACAGCCCAACCAGATTGGGTTATTGTTGCTGACAATAATGGCGCTGGTTCATATACGAACAAAAAACAAAAAGTCTCGGTTCTTTTGGGAAGCACCTTGTCAACAGTTGCTAATATTGGAACAGGGGTGGGAATCTACAGTTCCGTTCTTAACAAAGAAATTAAACTACGTTCTATTAAAACATCCGATTCCCTGTTATCCGCCACCGTAGTAAGCGACGATGTTGTTATACAGCCGAAAGCAAATCCAGCGATTACCGCACTAACATCGTCTAATACTGTTTTTAGTGGTTCCACTAAGAATGCCTACGCTGTCGCGACTGTTGCCTCCCACGGTCAAAATGTGCTTGTGACACATCCGGCTCCAAGATATCAAATACTAAATGCAGCAGGAAATCCTTTTAACGCCACAGCTTCACTACCACAGATTACAAGCACCAACGTAGGAATGTTATACCATATTAAGTTTCTAAGTACGGAAGAGTGCAAAATTACAGGTTCAATACCACCCGCCGGCGGCAGTAATCAACTTATCGATGGGTCTGAATTTATAACAATCTCTGGTGGTACTCCCGGCAATGCCAAGTTTAGAGAACTGCTCGCTATTGACATTACTGGCGCTGGTTCATACGAATGGGTTGTTGTCAGTGGAAACTAAAAGCTATTGTAAAATGTCATTTTGGAATTTTGCTAACTATTTAAAAACTGAGAAATTCTATTTTTTAGGAGAGTTTGAATGTCTTCATTATTAGAGCAAGCAATTGTAGACGCAACAGCGTTGAAGGAAGCTGCACTTAAAAACGCAGAGGCAGCAGTGCTTGAAAAGTACGCGCCCGAAATTAAAAAGGCCGTTGAGTCTTTATTAGAGCAAGAGGAAGATCCTTTTGCAATGGCAGGAGGAGCACCCGAAGGTCCAGTTGATGCCGACGTTGACGCACCACTAGCCGCTACAGAAGGCGAAAATATGTGCGGTTGTCCAGACGAAGAAGAATCAACTGTAGTTACAGTCAATTTTGATAAGCTTTTAAATGCAATGGAAGATGACCCCAATGCCGAGCCCGAGGAAGATCAAGACGACCTTGCTATGGCCGCTTTGGAAGAAGATTCTGAAGTTGAACTTTCTGACGATTTGCTTGAAGCAATCCTTAGCGAGCTATCATCTCATGATGATGAAGACGAGCCTGCTCAAGTCATGAAAGAAGAGGACGACGAGGAAGACCTTGAAGAGAAGAAATTCCCAGACCTTACTGGAGATGGCAAGGTAACTCAGGCTGATATTCTTAAGGGACGCGGCGTAGATCTAGATGACAAGGAAGACGACGACGCCAAGAACGAAGAACTCGATCTAGACGAAGACGCCCTCACCGCTATGGTTGAAAAGCTTGTTGTTGACATGGCTCAGCGTAAGACCGGCCACCTTGGCGTTTCAGAAGACACTGCCAAGTATGAGCTTGAGCTAGAACTCGCTCGCCAGCAAAGCACAGATTTTAAAGAAGAAAATGAAGCTCTAAAGAAAGCTGTAGAAGAACTACAGGAAAAACTCTCCAAATACGATTTTACAATCAACGAGATGAAGCAAAAGCTTCATGAAACAAATTTAACAAATGCAAGATTACTATACGCGAACCGCATTTTGAATAGCACCTCCTTGAATGAGCGACAAAAAAATAAACTTGTCGAAGCTATCTCTAACGCCGGTTCAGTAAAAGAAGCAAAGGTCATTTATGAGACTCTTAGAAACACAGTGGGTTCTGCGCCGGATCGCCGCGGACCGCAATCACTGCGTGAAGCTGTCACTAGATCGTCTTCTATAATGTCTGTTCGTGAGAACAGAACCAAAACTGCTGATCCAGCCGCCGAAAGGATGCAAATCCTTGCAGGCATTAAGAAATAAAACATTATTCAAGGAGAAAAATTACAATGTCTATTCTAAACAAACTAACTGAAGGCATCGTTGAGCGTGACCTCTCCAGAGAGTCACACGCCCTACTTACCAAGTGGGAACGAACTGGCCTTCTTGAAGGTTTGACCGATGACCGTAACCGTAACGCCATGGCTCGCCTCTTAGAGAACCAAGCCAAGGAGTTGCTCCGCGAGTCTTCCAGCATGGCTGTTGGTGACGTTGAAGGTTTTGCTGCTGTAGCATTCCCCATCGTCCGACGCGTCTTTGCAGGTCTCATTGCTAACGAGCTTGTCTCTGTTCAGCCCATGAGCCTTCCTTCCGGTCTAATCTTCTTCCTCGACTTCAAGTTCAGCCCGAACCTCGATGCCTCTGGTACTCGCAATGATGGGCAGTTCGGTCAGACTTCTGACAGGTCAATCTATGGTACAGATCGGGTTGGTAGCCAGATCACTGGTGGTGTCAACCTCGTTGATACTGCTGGCGGAGACCTTTCCGGTCCTCGCACCACCGTTGGTTACGCCTATGGCTCACCCTCCGGTTCGGCCTTCCTTTCCAGGGGATTGGGGCTTAGCGCAGGTGCTCACGTTCGCGCTGCTTTCGCACTTAACAGTGCAACTGAAGCTCAGAAGAAGTTGATTCAATACGATCCCGATCTTCTAGCGCTTTCTGGCTCTAGTGTTGCTCACTCTGTTGCGATTATTTCCGTAGCTAAGGCCGTGCTAACAAGCTCCAACGGTTCAGAAGCTGACTTCAACAACCTCGGTGCATTTAGCCTTCACAAGCTTGAAGCAATTGCTGGTGTTGGTGAGAGTGCATCTGTTGTCCGTCGCCTGACTCGTCCCCAGGACTCGTCAGAGACTGGTTCAGATCGTATTCTATTCACGATTGCAGGTACCGCAGCTTCTGGCTCCGGTGGTGTCGTCGTAGCGTCTGTTCCGTCATCTGGATCGATCGCGGCAACTGCCAAAGCACTTGCAACGAGTCAGCTCACTGTACGTTTCCCAATTCGTGATAACCTCACTGCTTCCGACGCACTCGGTTCAGTTATTGGTACCACTGACTGGGGACTTGAGAACGAAGCCTCAATTCCTGAAATCGACATTCAGGTTGACAGCATCGCTGTTACCGCACAGACCAAGAAGCTCAAGGCCAAGTGGACGCCAGAGTTGGGACAGGATCTAAACGCCTATCACAACCTTGACGCCGAAGTCGAGCTTACCAGCATCCTCTCTGAGCAGATTGCTCTTGAGATTGATCGTGAGATCCTTGCTGACTTGATTCGCGGAGCAACTGCTGCAACATACTACTGGGCCCGTTCCCCTGGTATGTTCCTGAACCGTGAAACTGGTCTTGAGGTTGGTGCTAGCTCTGCTGCCCCTGACTTCACCGGTACAGTATCCGAGTGGTACGAGACTCTTGTTGAAACCATCAACGACGTTTCTGCTCAAATCCATCGCAAGACCCTTCGCGGTGGCGCAAACTTCATCGTTTGCTCCCCTGAAGTTGCGAACATTCTTGAGTTCACCGCTGGCTTCCGTGCTTCCGTCACTGCTGACGACGAGCGTGGTTCCGTTGGTGCTGTCAAGGTTGGAGCCCTGAGCAAGAAGTTTGATGTCCATGTTGACCCTTACTTCCCACGTCAGGTTGTTCTCGTCGGCCGTAGAGGCGGATCATTCCTCGAAAGTGGATATGTATACGCACCTTATGTGCCACTGCAGGTCACACCGACCATCTTTGGACCAGAAGACTTCGTGCCCCGTAAGGGAGTCATGACTCGTTATGCCAAGAAGATGGTTCGCCCAGATATGTATGGGTTGGTTATCTGCCGCGGTATCGTCGGAGAGTCTGGCGCAACTAGCTAATAGTAACGCTTAGACCTCAGAGTCCAATAAAATACGAAGCCCCCATCGAAAGATGGGGGCTTTTGTATGTGCTGAGTCTATTTAGAGACGAGCACTATTATGGTGCTCATTCCAAGTTATTGCGCATATTAGAAATGCGGCCGCAGAAATGCGGTGACACGATTACAAAAGGAGGGTTTTTAACATGGGAAGTAAGAGAATTGGCCTCGCGAGACTTGAGGCAATGGTAGAAAGTCTAAGGAGAGAGTTGGCAATGAATGGTGCAAGACTCACTGCTGCTAAGGGAGTGGAGATGGCTGCATACTCTGACGAAATCTCTGCAGACGGGACCGGTGGATTTGGAGACACATCAGGAATCGCTATTCCTGCCAACTCACTAATTACTGAGGTTGGATTGGTTGTGACAACTGCGTTTACTCTGTCTGGCGCTGGCGCACTCGGCGCCACATTTGGTACCTCAGCGGCCGGCGATCAGATCGTTACAGATGATGAAGATTCAATTAGAACTTCAAGCGCCGCTGCTTTGGCAGTTGGAAAGGGCAACAGCTCTGACACGGTGACCGCAGCCGCATTGGGCGGCGCAACGGCTCTAGCTTTGGTCGCTGACTCAGTCTACAGTGCTTCTGCCAGAAGTGTGTATGGTTCAGTCACAATTAGTGGTAACAACATTACTGCCGGCGCTGTAAGATTCTACGTCAAGTACATCACTGTTGTTTAATAAATTAAACTTTTAAAGTTTGCCCCCTTTCCCATTCGGGTTGGGGGGTTTTTTTTGAAAACACCGATCCCCTAAAAATTACCGCCGCCAAATTTTTGAGATTTTTCGTTTTTTGAAAAAGGTTACTATTTATAAAAGCACCCACACTAGGAGT